ACTACAAGAGATACATCAGATATAGTGGTTCCTGTTGTCAACAAGTTCCCATCCACTTGCACGTCAGTATTTAAAAATATCTTTGCTGAAGTAACCGTAAAAGGCTGAAGCGGGGTGTCAGCAGTTGATGCTGGATCGACAATTGAAAACTGATCTGCAATCACCGCAAATTCAGAAAACGGTGTTGATCCTGAAGTTGTAGACAATAAACCAAACCCAGTGATCCGGTTGTTGTTGTCGATCTTGACTGAGTAGTTAGCCTCTACGCCGTCGATAGATTCAGCCTGAGTAGTAATACTTGCCGTATTCTCACCTACGGTTGTCGTTAATGTCGTCAGATCTTGAGCCGTTGAAGTCACTACGCCGTCAATCACGCTGACTTCTGTTGTCAGGTTTGACAACGCCCCAGCAGTCGCAACCACACCATTCGTCGGATCGTTTACCGTAGATTCTAATGCAGTAATCTGGATGGCTTGAGTCTGAATGCTGTTTTCATTGACGTAAGTCTGAACCGTCAGTGAATCAATCGCGCTGGATGATCCTGATACAAAGTCTGACAAATCTTGAAGCTGAACTGTGCCAGAAGTCTCTAAGTCAATCAGGTCATCGTTTTCGTCTTCGACTTCAGTCCTAAAATGAAGGTCTTCTGTGTATGTCGCATCTAACGTCGTAACAGCAGATGAATTGGTTGTGATAGCACCTTCAGCCGTTGTAACCCGAGTCGTCAGTGCTGAAAGACCTGAAGCGTTCGCAGCGACACCTGTAGTCCCGTCGTTTACGGTCGATTCAAGCGCAGTGATGTCGGATGACTGGGTTGTGATAGTGCCTTCAGCAGTCGTTACTCGCGTATCAAGACCCGATATAGCTGTGGCGTTGGTTGTGATATCGCCTTCAGCAGCAGTCACATCTGTTTGCAAAGTCGTAATGTCTGAAGCATTAGTCGTGATTGACCCTTCAGCAGTCGTAACTCTAGTCGTCAGATTTGACAATCCTGTTGCATTGGCCGCAACACCCGTTGAAGCATCGTTGACAGTCGTTTCTAGCGCAGTCACATCCGATGTGATTGACGTTATAGAGTTACCCTGTGAAACCGTCGTTGCATCCAATACCGATATAGCGCTGGCATTACTTGTGACGTTCCCGTTAGTCGTTGCCAAAGACGTTTGAAGATTCGTGATTGCAGTTGCGTTTTGGGCAATCTCAGCATCTTTTAACGATACCCATGCAGATCCAGTCCAATAATAAGGATGGTTATTATCGTCGGAGTCATACCACCGTGAAAACGTAGGGATAGGATCAGGTATGCCACCAACACCCGCGACCGGCGCGGTTGTTTGGATGTAGATATCACTTACACCGCTGGTCAAATCAACGACAGTATCTTCAAGTGACGATAGATTCTGTGCGACTGTATTGATTGAACTGTTTAAGGTCTGATTAGAATCGCTGACGAAAATCGCCACATCACCAAGATTCTGAATGTCTACGTCTTGACCTGTTTCTAAATCTAAGACTTCGCCAGACTCGACTTCGACCTGTAGGATTTCTTGCGCCAAGACTGAGTTCTTCACGTCATCTTGGTTCATCACCGTAGAACCGTCGGTATCGTATAGATTGACGGATATCTGTGCGCCTACGGTTGCGTTATCCGCTGGGGCATTAGTTGAACCAGAAACATCAGCCCAATTAACCCGTCCGACTGTAGCGAATACTGTAGTATTGGGATCAGCATTTGGCTCTAAGTTAGACTGACTAGCCGCATCTGTTCCTACGTTCTTAACCGCTCTAACCCAGTAATATCGTACATCACCTGCGCTAACTGAATCTGCTGAGTTGGACGCATCATGTATGAACTGCGTTCCGTCAGTTTCACCGATTTTGACTGCTGAACTAAAGTTACCATTGGGCGAAGCGTAGACGTAGATAGTCCCATAATCTGCCGGTCTTGCAGGGTTCACCCAGTTCAATTCGTTGTTCTTTAACCCAGCAGTCACACTCAAACCAGAAGGGCTTGGAACGCCTCTGAATGCGTCTGTGATGTCGCCTGTAGCGGTAAGCGTGGAATACTCATTAGAAGCTGGATCAGCGTATGAAGTCGAAGAATCTTCTCTGAGCGTAAGATTGACCCCACCTTCGTCTGAAAACGTCCAGCCTACGCACATAAAGACTTTGTTAGACCAGCTTAATTCATCGACGGATACCTGAACACGATCCCCTGCGGTTATTCTTAACGCTGATAGATTTGCTGGGAAAGATACAACTTTCTGCTGATCGCTTAATTGGATTAACTTGTTGGACAATCTCTGAGCCATATAGCTTGAGTTTGTCATGGGATACTGGACTTCTTTTTCTAAGACTTCGTTGTTGTCTCTTGTTACAGCGTCGGCTAGTTGTACTTTTGGAAACTCGCTGGACTTGTGATTCTGTGCCGGATCAACGAATAAACCTTTAATCGTATTGAATCGGTCTGATCGTTCAAACGATGTCTTTATGCCTATAGCACCAATCAAATCATCTTCGTTCAGGCTTTCCGTAGGTGCTTCATAGATCCCAGCCCTAAGAACATATTTCCCATTTGAATATACCAAAGACCCGTTCATTGACGACAAGATCTTAGTTATGTTTCTGCGATGTGAATCAGTCCCAAACAAAACCCCGTTAGTGGTGAATCGTTTTTCAGTTCCATTCGGAACATCAACAGAAACATCACACCCATCGGCAGCAGTGACTATTGCTTCCCAGTCAATCTTTGCTACTGCGATGCCCATACCAAAATCAGCATTGATTAGGTAATCAGCTAGACATAAGGCTGGATTGGTTGAATAGGCTATATAGCTGGCATTGGTTACGTCTTGCCCATAAGTCCCGTCTGCTGCATATTCCAACCTTGGATCATAGACTTTTCGACCCTTAACGATAGCTTTAATGTCTGACGGGGCATACTTCTCCCAGACTTCTGCTGAATCTTCATTCAGCTTCCATTTCATCGCAATGTAAGCGATGCCTTTACCTTGATGCGCTGAAGTGTAATCACTGAACGCATTAACCATCATGGAATCAGCAGCTTGGGTTGCCGTTCCTAAATGCTTGTTGATGATGCAGATAGTAGTGCTGTTCTTTGGGCCGAAAGTCCCTGCGGTAACGTTACCGCCAGCACTAGAACCGCCATTGATCTGAGAATCTTGTATCAATTGATTGTCGAAGTAGATATCCGTGATATCAGTTACTTCATGACCAGCTAAGGCTATAACGTGATAAAGATCTTCGTTGTCAGTGCCCTTCATGCCGATAAAAGATATCGGGCCAGAAACAAGCGTCTCACCATAGACAATCTTATAGGGTTCTGTGGTTGACTTTACGGTTCGTTGACGACTTGCATCAGAATCGACTTTAGGCATGTCAATTTCAAACATTGACATAGCTTTGTTAGCTAGTACGGCGGTTCCAGCAATAACCGCAGAACCTATTGCTAGTGCTGCTTGAACCCCTGCAACTGTCGAAGTAGCTAACTGAACGCCAACCGTTGCTGCTGCTGCTCTTCCTACTGTTGCAACAAATTTTAGAGCCGTTACAACTATTTCCATACTTGCCACCCTACGGATATATGCTGATTAGGTATTTTTGTCATACCCTTCTTGACCAACCCAACAGCATAATTTCCAAACTTTATACCCATAGCTGAACCTTCTGGCAAATCTAGCAAAACAGGACTGCCATCAGGAAGACTATTAATATCAGTTATCGATTTACCTAGAACGCTTGAAACTGTAGCTTCTAAGTCGCCATTTGACTTGATAATCTGATTGGCTTCGTCTTCTGAAGTATAGTCGAAATCAGCTAGATAGTCTTTGCCGGTAAGCTCTTTAACAACGAATCCAGCGAACTGACAGCAGTCAGAATCACCATAATCAAAATCTCTACGCTGCCATTTATTAAGGGCTTGTAATACCCGAAGCTGCATTAGTTTACGTTTTTATCGGTTGTGGGTGTGCCAGTGTCTGTATCTATAGGGGCACCACCGTCTCTTCCTGCTGTCTTCTTGCCCCAATCAAATTTAGCGCCTTGGACTTTATGAATATGGCTGAAAAACAGATCACCTGAGTATCTTTCTTGCTGCGCTGCGTTGGTATACATCAAGTTTCTGGCAACGTCGAAGCGTGACAGCTCAGACTCTGCGATAAGTTGTATAGCATCGCCACCGTCAGACCCAACGCTTAGATTCATCTGATCCATGAACCCAGACCAGATCGGCGTAGGATCAGCAAGCAACGAATCATCGGCATCCAAGACACCCATGTAAACCGTGACCGGATGCATGAAGTAATCTTCTGTCAGTGCTGCGCCTGACATAGTGGCATCAAGACCTGAAAGAGTTAAGGTGATTGCATAAGGGCTAACGTCGATACCTTCTTCGACCTGACTGATAGAGCCTAAATCACCGACACCAAGCCAGTCTTGACCACCCCAAGTATATGTTCCCAATGAGTTGTGAACGTATACTGTACCGCTGGGAAACTCCAGCTTTGCGAACGTAACGATCGCAACATGCTGCTGGGCTAATGCCGTTGATACATTTGTGGGGAAACCTCTGCTCACGCTAGAACATCCTCGACCGCATCAATAGTAAAGCTCGAAATGATCCCTGCTTGGTTGTCCCAAGACGTAGATCCAGCAAGCATGAACACGCCTAAGACCGGATATAGGAAATCAACCAAATCATTATTGTCAGTTGGCTTTCTGATCGGTGGCGCTATAGGTAAAGCAACTGCACCTAAGCTCGTTGAATCCACATCATCTGTGACCATGTGAAGCTCATTGTTGAAAGCAACGTAATCCCCAGCACGAAGATAGTTCGTCGTATTTAAAGAAGCATTGTCCACGTTTAGCGTCGATCCAGTCTGACCAGCACCCGCAACGAATAGATTATTAGCAGTCGCTGACCCTGTTCCAGATCCCGCACCCGTTGCAGTGAACACGATTCCAACGGTGTTCGCTGACGCACCGATAGCCGTGAAATCAGTTGTCCCGACTACCGTTATAACGTAAATCGTACCAGTGACAAATGCACCCGCATTGACTGTTACTGTCGCCGCTGTGCCTCGTTTAGTATAAGAGTGATCAGGCAAGAAGAACCGATGCTCCTGACCGTTCAGCTTAGTTAAAAACGCTTGCATGACTGCACGATCATCACCCGAAAGATTGTTGAACTGAAGCGATGCTTTCCAAAGTGAACCTTTTCTAGCGACTGTCTGAACCGCGTTGGTCAATGGGCTTTGGAACGTCCGTGTATTCGTCACCAGCTCAAACGTGCTGGACGATGGCGTTATTGATGGGAAGCTATAGGTTGTCATACGAAACGCCTTCTACGCATCAGGTCTTGGATTGTGGCGACAGTCTGCTGTGATGTCTGCTGCATTGCTGCTCGGATCTTCATATCTACGTTGGCATCAGCGCCTTTTGCATCGATGTTGTTTACGATAGTTATGCCTCCAGTCTGACCTTTGGTGTGATCAACGACAGTCTCATTTGGGTGAAGTATTGCGGGGAAACCACCTTTGCCATCCATGCCGCCAGATCTAGATCCTCGGCCAGTGAAACCACCACCGTCGAACGATTGAGCTCTAATCTGTGCGATTTGCGCCATACCGGCAGCAACCTGGGCAGCAGCCATAGCAAACGATATCGGTGGAGGATAAGTCTCAATCGCTTTAGTCGCACCAGTATAAGTAGACATAATCGCTTGAGCTATGTTGTAAGCCTTTTGAGCAGCGAACATCTTCTTGTTATTAGCCTGGACACCTTTAAATGCATCACCAAGGCCATCCAATACCATCTGCGTCTTTTCAGTAGTATTCTTGTCCTCAAATTTTTTACTTTTCTTTCTTAGTTCTTCGACCTTCTTGTGATAGTTTTCTTCCGCTTTAGTTCTTAATTCAGCAGCTAATTCGTGGTTATCAGTATTGGCCGCATTAAAATCTTCTATCAATTTCAGTTCTTCTTGATATGCTGCTGTTAATGCCTCTTTCCTGGTCATCAACCTCTTTTGCAGCTTCTCCACATCCTGAGCCATATCAAGCTCATTCTGTTTATCTATTATCCTTTGAATTGCATCTAATACTTCTTGATTCTCTGCTAGACCTAATAACCCAGCTTTATACTTTAGTAGCTGCTCATTAGACATCCCAAGAGTTTCTGCTTGTTCTTTTATAGATTTCTTAAAGTTATTTTGAGACTCTACCAACTTGTCAAATTCAGGAGATGTTGTCTGCAACACTCCTTCTAAGTTGCCCATTAACTCTTCTAATCTCTGAAGCTGTAAACTAGCCTCGGCAGATGCAACAGAAGTCTCTAATATCTTATTTGCAGTTTCTAAAAACGTATCGCTAAGATCCTTATTGCCCTTATTGGCAGACAGAATCTCATTAATTAATGATTGGAATGCAGGAATTGAACCCTCAATTCCATTTTTCACATCAACTGATGCCGACTGTAACCTGGATGTTTCTTCAGTAGTTAATCCTAAAGATGTTGCCAGCGTGCCCAATGCCCTAGCATTGTTTATTGTTGCTATTTCTGCGGCTGCTTGCTCTTTGGTCATGTCTTTATACAAAGTCATGAACGCTTCTACTTCATTAGAAGCACCTACTAGAAACTGTTGAGCAGTGTATTGAGTGTGAATGAATTCATCGGTAGATTCAGACAATGCGTCTTGTGCAGTCTTTGATGTCTTGAGTGCTTTGACGTAATTAATACCAAGCTGAATTTCAGCGAGCTCTTTTGAATGAGCCGCTAACGATCTAAATCTTTCTGTTAGTTCAAAGGTTCCATCGGCAACATCGACACTCATCACCTTTGATAGCGTTTTTAGTTGCTCTTGTAATTCTTTAGTTCTATCTTTTGCACCTATGACACTTGGCGCATAAGTAGTAGCTAATGCTGCTCCGACTGCCAAAACAGCACCGATAAGGGCTCCATGTGGGCCCATAAGAGAAGCAATCTGTGAACCCTGCTGGCCGAATACCAGCATGGCGTTTTGACCCATTTGAAGCTGGACTGCAACGTCCTGGATCTGATGACCTACTTGACCAAGGCCACCACGCATCATCCTCAAGCCTTGTTTATTGGCTTTCTGCGCTTGCTTGTCAAATCGAGCTATAGATGCCGCAGCCTTATCAGTAGGCCCAGAAGTGTTATCTGTGGTTAATAGCTCTGTGTGGATTACGTTCTTTTGTGTTGCCATCTATCTTCTCTTGCCTAATTCTAAGAAATGTCCACCAATGATTAAACTCTTCCTCAGTCATTGCCAAAACTGTCGATAGTGGCTCCCCAAGATGATTTGCCAACTCATACATCATATACAATTGAGTTGGTTCACCTTGAGGATTTAGGAGTTTTTTTCGCGTTCCTCTTCGGTTGTCCCTTCTATATTAAGAACGAAGTTAGCAATATCAGATACAATATCTGGATCTACTTTCTTACGAAGAGAAACCTTGTCCTCTAAGGTAAATACCGCGTCACCTTTTTCATCAGTAGTGCCTAAGATGACGGCATAGATCATATAATCCGTACCGTCACCATCAGCTCTGGCTAACCATCGAGCCTTGTCATCAAGAGTTAGATTCTTCGCATAAATAGTTGTTCCCCATTGGGGTATTTCTAATTTGCGAATCTCGCGCTCACTAAAATGAGCAATAGCTTGATCGATTAGCTTACTCATTAAGCTGTCGCGCTAGTCAATGCGCCAGAACCTTGAAGCGTGATTGATGCTTCAACCATTCCGTCAAAACTAGACGAACGACTTACGCCAGTCACCAAAGCAGTACCCGTGTAATACGTATCGCCAGCGGTATCGCCTTCTGGGTAAAACCCAATAGTGACGCTTGCGCCAATCGTAAGACCGCCTTGACCTGACGAATCTGTTTCATCCCAATAAACATCAGCACTTCCGGTAAAGGATGTGAGCGTAGTGATGAAAGATCGAGCAGTATCTGTCATTACTGTATCTTCAACAGTATCTGCGGTTTCTTCAATTGAGAATGAACGCAACTCAGCAACGGCATTAGCGCCGACCTTGATGATTCCATCTCTTCCGATATGTGTAGCCATTATTCAGACTCCTTGTCTTCCTGTTTCTCAGCCTTAGCCTTCTTACCAACTTTAGCCTCAACTGTGCCTTTTACTTTATCTGACTTCCAACCTTTAGCCAGCATGGATTCAACTTGAGACGGATGAGCATCAACCACAACTTTACCGTCTGGACTTGTTAATTTCATAGTATACACCTTAAATTGCGATATCTGGAGCAGTAGTTGTCGTCCTATAGACTACAGTATAAGTCATAGTAACAACACCTACAGGCTGATCTCCTTCACCATTGAACTGAATCTCAGTTGACGTAATGTTCTGAGATTTAGCTAAATTGTTCAACGCTCTATCTGCACCTAATGCTGCTTCGACCTCTTTGCATATATCGTCAACAACATCATCAAAATCAGTATTAACCTTGACGTATCCTTCTATGGCAACACTCAAAGTCCTGTTAAGCCCAAGACTGGTTCCCATGGTATCTACTTCAGCACCTTCTGATAAGGTATATACCAATAATGCCGGTAAACTAACCGAGTCTAACGGATAAACTCTTGACTGATAAACATTAGATCCAGTTGTTGTTAATCCGGTAATCGTAGTAGCGATACGCTCTCGTATCTGTTGACGAACATGATCAGCCATTACTGAGCCTCAAGAGCCAAAGCAACGACTCCGGTATTATCTGGTTGAACGTTGACGACCTTATATGTCGTAGCGTCTTTGATGGTATTGCCATCTAAATCTTTTATAGCTGCGAAGGCTAGTGTATCGCCATGGGCAGCATTTCTTAGGTCTTTTGCTTTGCCGTAAACCATCGGCTGAAGACCTTCTACCGATACAGTTTGACCAGGAATCTCAAAATACTCTTGGTCTAGAATAACTTTAATTGTCGATGCTGACCCACCTGAAGGCGTAAAGGTACAAGACACGCCATGACCAAGCACGTCGAAGTATCCATCAAAGTCAGCATCAAACTCTAAGCTCATCGCTTAATTACTTTCTCAACAGCCTTCTTCTTTACAGGCTTTTCTTCCTTGGTGAACTCTACAGCATGACCTGAACTTATGTACTGTCTGGCCTCCGCTGAAGATACTAAAACTACGTCACCGATGGCTCTAGGCACACCATGAACGTGACAAGGCATTTTTATAACTAATTCCATAATAACTCCCATAAGATTGGGGAGCCGAAGCTCCCCGTTCTCATTAGCTTGCAATGATGTCTTTGATTACCGCGAAAGATTCGGGGTATCTAAGAGCCACATCTAAGTCCTGGAAGAACGCTAATCGCGTACCGCCAGAAGTAGACAAGCTAGCTTGATCGACTACAACGTCAACGCCAGACCAGAAGCCGAGCATAATTTGACTGAAGTCGCCGTAGATCATTGCTGACAACGCCGTTCCGGTTCCTTTGGTCAGATCAGAAGGTACTAAGGTGCTAGAAGCTACGTTAGTTCCTAAGATCGTGCCGTTGGGATCCATGATGAAGTTGCCTTCAACACCAGACGCTTGCTTGCTGACAGTCCGTAAAGCCGCGATGACTTTAGGGTTGGTCAAGAAAGCAGAGCTGTTGATCATGGCATTGTCTTCTTCGACAGCCTTCATCAATTCAACTACTTTAGCGTAAGTGATCGCAGCACCGTTAGTGCCCATAGCTACGACATTGGTAGAGCCGTTTGCAATGATGCCTGATGGTGCATTTGAAGCGCCGCCTTCGATAGCTACGTCATCGATCTTTCGTGCGAAAGTATTGATGATGTCGTTACGAAGAACCTGTTCAACACTAGGATCTGACTGCTGGATGAGCCTTCTAGACACATCGACATAAGCTGCCAGTGTCTTAGGTGTCATTGTCACTTGTGCGAACGTGGCTGCGCCTTCGCTGGGTGCTGAACCTTCAGCAACGAATGCTGAGTTGGTTACAGAAGCAGACAGCTTAGGAATAGCAACATCGCCCTTCAGACCCTGCATTACACGGGCACCCAAAGAAGTGATAGTCAATCGAGCATACAATGCTTCGATGAACTGGTCTGCCAAATGGTCAGTACCAACCAAGAATCCACCTTGGCTATCAGTTCCAGCAGTTTGATCACGCTGGCCCCAGTTGATGTTAGCAGGAAGATAGAAGCCTCGGGCTTCTTTGTTGGAACGATGTGCAATCTCATCAGAAATTTCACGCTCGTAACCAGCATCGCGCCAGTCGCCAGATGAAGCAGCTTTGATAGCTCGGATTAAGCTATACTCACGCTGTTCGCTCTTAGCAACGTCAACTACAGCAGCAGGAGTTTCCAGCGGCTTGTTGTTAGCGATGGTTTCCAACAATTCACCTTTGAATTGCTCTACTGACAAACCACGCTGAATGGCTTTGTCAGCCAGATCGCGTTGGTTGTGGTGGTTCCCAAGTGCAAGAATCTCTGTGAAAGAAGCCTGAGCCTCTGCCTTAGCTGATTCACTCACTTGGCGTACATCGACTTGATTTTCGTCAGTCATATTAGTCACCTTTTTAGTGGTTAAAGTTTTTTCAGCGGATCGGCCAACTCCAACGAATTTTGAAGGATCAGCAGGGATAGAGACAATCGATGCTTCCATCGGTGTCCAACTTGCCCTGTAATATTCTTTGCCTTCGTCGTCTTTAGCACGAACCATCCTTGTGATGCTGTATCCGACAGAAATATTCTGCTTTATACCGGACTTCACATCTTCAAAAACCTCTTGAGCCAAGGCAGATTTTCCAAATTCTACCAACGCAACGGTTCGTCGCTGCGTCTCGTCAAGGTAAAATGATCTAACTACACCGATCTGCTCATCCATCTTGTGGTTGTTCAGCAGTGGAGCTCGACCTGAAGACATGAATTCCATATCAATGTCTTCTTCATTATGGCTTAGAACTTCCAAGCCAAAATCTCTTTCAACGGGTGTCTCGCTAGAAACACCAATTCTGACAATACGCTTATCTTCATCGACAGCGCCTCTAGATAAATCGATAGTCCTGTAGACCATCTCTGCCTTATCTTCAGTGCGTTCGATCTCTTCAGCCATTGCCTCGTAATCTCTATCTTCTTCCATCTCATCCTTTGCAAGCTCTATGATGAAAGAGTCCTCAGTTTCCTGAACATTAACAACGTGTCGTTCCATGTCTTCTGTCCTGTTTTCTTCCTTCGATTTTAACGGATGCCCAGCGGGAAATAAATCAGTATCATGTTTCCCTCCTCTGAACTTTTCATTTCTTACTGCATATAAAAAACTGTTCACGCGAGCCATTGCCCATTGCTCAGGACTGGTTACGCTCGGTCTAACTGAACCAGGGTTAGTCTTATAAGCACCTATGCCTCGGTTGTATACTTTTCTCAACATCCCTAAGTTCACTTTTTTATAGGATGCCTCGACAGAATCGTTATGCTCTTTGACCTTATTGCTTAGTCCTTTGTCAGATGATTCAGCTCGTTCTTCATTCTTCATCTGATTCACTAGCTTTCTAGACCAACTAAAACCAGCATCACCACCCCACAAAGCCCAAGCTATTCTTCCGTTTGACGGATATCCTTCTTCGCCTGGTCTAAAGCCTTTAGCCTTCTTATCGACCTCATGACGTGAGAAGAATGAATACATTCTCTTAACCGTAGAGTCCGAAAGATCAGCATCATTCACGATATCTCTAGCGCGAGCGATACCAACCTCAGTACCGCCGCGACCGAACTCGCTACGCCAATCGAGACCTTTTCTGGCCTCTTCTTTCATTCCGCTAGTCGGCTTCGGCATCTGGAGCCCCCTCAACTATAGGATCTGTTGGAGTCTTTAACCCAAATGGCTGGAATGCAGTCTTAATGTCATACTGATCAGCAAGTTTGCTTTCTCTGTCATGCTGCTCAAACAATTCTTCTACGTCTCTGCCGTAGTTAGCCTGAACGTCTTGATAAGTAACAATACCGTTCTGCAAGCCCTGTATGTTCGCTTGCATCTCTCTTTGCGGATCAACCCATCCCCAAGATCGCGGTATGAACGATGCATTGTCAGCAAACTTGTCATACTTATTAACTTGCATCGGCAGAGCATCTTTAAGCATAGCGAGCTCAAGCCATTTCCGGTAAATAGGCTCTAAGAAGTGCTCGACCATGAAAGTCTGCAACATTCTGTATTGATCTCTATCTTCTAACGTTCCTGCACGTAAAGAAGAGTAATTTACACTGGATAAGTCGTTGGATATTGAGTGATAAGAGATATTTAACCCAGAAGCGATGCTTCTAAGCACTGCGGTAGAGAAACTCTCGAATGCTGTCGTAGGATGAGCAGGATCGAAGGCTTTGAAGTCCATTCCTGCGGGTAATTGCTCAAAAATACCAGGTTCTGCATTCATGATCGGCATATATTGATCTTGAACATCATCACCGACATAACCATCACCAGTGGGAGACGTAAAGAAGCCCATCTTAGCCGATGAGACCCTACTGGCGACCAATTCACTCTCATAGTAACCGTTTAGCATCTTGATGTTAGCCATTACGCTCGCAACAAACGGAACGCCTCTTCTCTGCTCAGGTCTTTGTCTTATATAAGCATGAATAATGTCTTCTGCGGGCACTCTAATCGTTTGATTGCTTTGCGCGTAACCAACGTCATTCGGATGGTTCTTGTACAAGTGATAAGCAACAGGCACGTTTTCTTCGTCAATCTCAACGCCCATGACGATCCTATTACCATTGGCAGCAAGCTCATTCTTGGTCTCATTAAGATGATCAGCCTCTAAAAACTGTATTCTGTAGCCAAATTCGCTCGAAGGATCACGATAATGCTTGATCAAGACTTCTCCATCTCTAGCAAGCGCTTCCATGAACATCTTTTGGCAATCTAGAAACGACATTGTTTTGTCGGCAGTACAATTACCAGTGCGAGTCCACTTTTTCCATGCTCGTTCGATGATTTGGTTGCCTAAAACGTCCAACATACCGTTTTCGTCTCTAGCTTTGACATTAAGACGGATTCCGTTATGTCCAACTACGTTAGAAGACAGTAAATTAAGATATCTAGCAACGTAGGCATCGTTTCGGGATAGCTCCCTGCTTCTATTTCTTAACGTGACAAGGGCTTGCCTTAGTTCTTGGTCAGCACTGGCTGAGGAACTAAAAAAGTCAGCAAATAGCCGACCACCCTGAGCGCCTTTGAATGATCTTTGCAGCTTTATCTGCTTGCGAACTTCTTTCTTCTTAAACGGATTCCAAGCCATCAGAATCTTACTCCGATTAGATTGCCGCTAGGCTTCTTGTTTCTTATTCGGGCCTTCTTGATTTCTTCGTTGTATTCTGCGCGATACCGATCCCGAACGGTAAATAATTCATCGACAGACATCCTTGAAAGACTTCTGCCAGCGATACTAAATGAACTTTGGTCGATAGTTGCCCTGTTTTCTATAACCGCTTGAACAGCATCTATGACTTTCTTGGCATGGGTTCTAACGTCTGCGTTGGTGTTTGCGTAATCAGCGATCAGCGTAGAAATTCCGTAATCAACTGCGACACGTTCAGAATCAGAACTTCTCGTTATGTACGCATACCATTTATAGAAATCAGCAGTATAGGCTGCTGTTGTAGACGAATCGACTTCCACAATATATGCATCAGTCGTTTCTGTAGCAGTAATACTGAACTGATGATTACCACCACCACCTGAATCGATATGAAATTCGTAGGTCAGAGCGTATAAATTAGTCGGGTAATCAGTGACCAGATCAGGTCTTTTCCAAACCCATCTATCACCGACAACTAAGGTTTCTGGTTCTTGTTGCGGGTAATTCTCACGATCAAAAAGGTTAGCCATTTCACCGCCATGCATTAATATAGTTTTGCCGTGGCCTTCTTGTTTGCTGCCTCATAAATGGCTTAGGCTGCTCAGGCTCGACTTCCGGTTTTATTTCTGCCCTAGATTCTATCTTATTTGCAATACTATTGACATTGATATTAATTATAGCGTATGCGGCCATAGCATACACCATGCAATCTAACGCTTCGTTCCTTGGGCGAATCTTCTGGAACACCCTTCGTTTATACCCTCTTACGAACTTAGTTACAATCTTCTCAGCCGTAAGCTGTCGGAAGTATTCGTCATTCAACTTGTTGTTGAAGTGAATGTAACCTGGGCCTTCTTCATTGATTCGCATTCTTGCAAATAATAGATCTTTTGCTGTATCAACGCCAATCGGGAAAAGCCTACACTTTGCAACGTTATTCCTGGATGGCTTTCCTGCTATCGCTTTGCCTTCACCACCAACACCCTTGATAGCAAAGACCCTTTTAGAATAGTTCTTAACGCAATACTGATAGACGGTGTTCGTAAAGTGACCACCTGAGTCTATCGCACTAGCCCTGATAGCTATTTGACGGCCATCTTCTGTGTCGTAGGTTCTCATCAACTGAGAATCTAAAGATGTCCACAATTGTGGAGTTGACGGATCTCCGTAAAGAACATCATGGGAAATCACCCAAGACTCATCATCTCGCCCCCATCCGATTAGGCTTATCTCCAATCTATCATCTTGGACATCGACACCAGCCGTAAGAAAGACAACTTCTTGCGGTATCTCTTCAAACGCTTCTCTACGCTCTGCCAAAGAGTAGTCGTCTATAGTCTCACCCTCGTCAGCCCAGCTTTCAGACAGATATACGTTTGTCCATACTCGCAGTTGTTCTGGGTTCTTCTTTACGTTAAGAAAGTCTCGGACACCTTCAGACAATGGAGTCCATGGTGAGTAAAGACCTGAGATGTGAAATCCAGCAACACCCTTGAACTCATCTTGAGCTAACCACTGCCCGTTGCGGATAGACCATCTCCGGTCAGAGTCAGTCCAAAGAGTTCCGCATTCGTCGCACATATACTGAGCAGTTTCAGGGTCGTTATCGTTCCATCTTACGTTAGACCACTTCAGAGTCTGATCATGCTTACAGTGGGGACAAGGCACATAGAAGTATCGCTTGTCTGACTTCTCAAATGCATCTTCAATACGACTCGCATCCTTATTCGTGGGAGTCGATACCATGACGATCTTTCTATTGAAGAATGTCGCGCTTCTCTTTCTAGCCAGTTGAATCGGATCACCCTCAGAACCAGCAGATGCAGGATAACGATCAACCTCATCACATAAGACTAGCCTAATAGGACGAGACGCTAGACCTGACGGACTGTTGGCTCCCACGATAGAGATGGCTCCACCAGGAAAGATCTTGTGTAACGTAGTGTTGTTAGAGTCTCTAGATCTAGGGTCTTTGACTTTACCCTGTAGACAAGGCGTTGACCTAAGAAGGCCATTAGCGATTCGATCTTTACTGAACGACTGCGCCATATCCAGAGTAGGTTGCAACATCAGAATCGGACAAGGATCGTTGTCTATGTGATAACCGATGATATTTAGCAATGCTTCAGACTTACCCAACTGAGCGCCAGCCATGACAACCACTTCTTTGATCTCAGGGTCTGAACAGGCATCCATGATACCTCTTTGATACTCAGCCCTTGATGTATGCCATCGACCTGGTTCAGAACTACTTTGTGAGTCCAGTCGTCTTCTTTGGTCTGCCCACTCGCTTACGCGGAGTCTTGGTGGCGGCTTTAGTGTCTGTATCGCCTTCTTCAGATGCTGAACCAGTTGCTGTCGTTCTTGTCGGGTCGATTTTCGGGTCATAGTTACTCAACTCTTCTAATGCTTCATTGATAAGGTCTTCGCAGATCGTTTGGCAGATCGCAGCGTCCATCTCAGATGAGACTATCGGTGCAGCCTTCGTCGGTATGCTCAAGAGCTTACCCTTGATCGCGTTCAATATATCATCCCATGCCTTTACGACATCCTCAGCGATTACGAGTTCACCTCTAACCTTAGCCAGTTCAAGCTCTGCTATTTGAGCTTCAGCGTTGATTTTCCTAGTGCGAGCTTCATCGTAGCTCGACCCCAGCTTAACTCCTCCTGTGCTTGCCATATAACCTCCTGTGTCAAGTTTTTTGATTATACACAAAAAAGTTGATTGCATGATCATGAATTTAGTTCATGTTAATTC